TCCTGCGCTTGTAGTTGATTGAACAGCATACTGTAAGGGACGACCTGTTTGAGACTTATTTGGAATCTTTTCATATTCTTCCATAGTAATTCGACGCAGTTCAATGTCGGTACTATCAGAACGAATTGTTCCAATAATTAAATCAATTACATTACTTCCAGGTTGATATGTAGTTTGACCAGTAGATAGTGTAGTTGTTCCAGTATCTGTTTTCCAAAGTGAATATCCACGGTTCTGCCATTCACGAAGAAGTAGATCAAGACTACGACGAGCCTCTCTTACATCATCACCAAGAGTTACTTCACCGCCAATTTGAGAGATAGCTTCTTCAATGATTTCATCAATTTGTAGATTAAAACTTGTTGTTCCTGAAGTAGCCATTTAATTAAATATAAGTTACAAAACCAACAACGTCGGTAGCTACGGAAACATAAACACCGTTATAGCATTTAATACCGCTTAGACCATTATAAGTATGAGTTACTTCTCCACTTGTGGGAACAGTTAAACTAAAACGACGATTACCTAAAGAACCGTCAGAAGCTAAATCATAAAAAGTAACCTCACCTGGAGATGCTGATTTATTAGTAAAAGTAAAACCGGAAATACGAACTGAGTCTGCAACTACAGTTCCAGTAGCGGTTACAACAACAGGGGATAATTGAGTTGACATTCTTTATTCACCTTTTTATTTATGAAAGGTAGGGTAGAGATAACTGCGAACAGCTATCCCTACCCCTAGTCTTTCAAAAAATCTAATGTTTAATCATTAGATATTTATTGATTAGACTTCAGCGCCAAACCACTTGCGCCAATCTGACCAACCAAAGCTATAACGCTCACGAGCCTTAAAGCGAAGATTGCCGGTATCGAAGTCTGGCTCCATCTTGGTAGCAAGAGGTGCACGAACGAACATCTTGGAACCGTTTGGAACGTCAGTCTTTACGAACCAGTTGTTAGCATCAGTGAAGCGACGGTTTACATAGAAACCATCGGGGAATAGACCCATGTTACGAACTGGGTTAATATCGTTTGGAGCGATACCGGAGGTTGGATATGCAACAGTACCGTTTGGTAGACCAGCGGAGTGTAGAAGCATATCAGTCTCAAAAGCTAGTTCAGGTGGAATGTGGATTGAAACTGGTGAAGCACCAATTAGAATGCCACGATCATCCTTTAGCTTATGAATGGCAGTAACTGCTGTTTCAATGGTTGAGATTGAAATTGCAGAAGTACCAATCTTGTTGCTTTGATTGCCATCACCAATGGTTGGGTGAGAGTCAGAAATTAGAGCCACACCGTCGCCACCAACATAGCTGGCAGAGAAAGCATTGTTAAAGGTGTTAGCAGCCTTAACTTGCTTGGTTGAAGCCATAGCACGAGCAAGACCCTTGGCACGAACCTTGGCGAAGGTGTCGTAAAGGTTGTCTTCCATAGCTTCTTCAGTGACAGCAAAGGCAAGAGCAACTGTCTCGTGAGTGTAACGAGAAGTGTAGCTTTCCTTAGCTGAGTCGTATTGTACGGCAGCGCCTTCTGATTTAGTTGGAGCTTCACCGAACATAGTGAATAGAACTTCTTCTTCAAAAGCCCGATCTGAATTTTCAATTTCGTATAGTGGTACATGCTCGTCTTCAACAGCACCATATTCTAGACCGAAAATAGCATTTAGACCTGGGAGAAGTTCCTTTGAAATATCTGAACGATTAATAGCCATCTTTCATTCTCCCTATTAAACTGGCCCAACAACGCAAGCAACAACGTCATATTGTTGGTTACGAAGGATACGGACTTCTACCTTTGTAGCTGCATCGCCAAATGCATTATCAGGTTGCTCATAAAGAGCTACTGGGCGAACCATAGCAGTGGTAGCAACACGAGAAGCTGCCTTAATACCAAAGCCGGAACGACCAGTGAAGGTGCTGCCTGTGCCTAGAGTTACATCAAAGTTTAGGGCAAGATCACCGATTGTTAGAGATGCATCAGCCTGTACAACGTAAGTTGAGCTAGGATCATCATCTACTAGAGCGTAAGTAATGCTGTCATCTGAAGAAACAGATGCAGGAATATAAGCAGCCCATACAGGTTGCTTAGAAGTCTTATCGACATATTGTACACCCATTAGTACGCCTACTGCATAGTCAGTAGTTGTGGTAATTGGAGTAACGTAACCACTGTCCATCTTTACTAGATCACCTTGGAACATTGCGGAAACATTGTTCTGGGCAATTTGATAACGACTGAAACCAGTGGAGTTAGCTGCACTACCACGTTTGCGTGAAGGGTGAAAGCCGGTTAGGTTCTTAGTTGAACTCATTTTGGTTTCTCCTTTTTGTTTATTTTTTTTAACTTAGTCTTTTTTTTACAGAAAGAAACTAACTATTAATTAGTTATCAAAATCAACTGAACGATTACCTACAGTAACACGAGATTTACTAGCGTTAGAGATAGGCATACGACGATCCTGCATTGACATTAGACGTTGATTAATTGCTTCATTCATTTCGATATTTCGATCAATACCCCGTTGTTTCCTGGCTTGCCAGATGTCATGAGGAATTTTAGCTAAAGCAACATCACCACGAACAATACAATTTTGGAACCTATCGTTTTCCTTATGGTATCCATAACCCATTGTCATCTCTGGTACTTCATCGGAAGTTACGAACTCCCATCCTTCGTTAATTTTCTTACCAACTGACTTAAAATCTTCATCACCATTAATAAAAATTCGTAGCCATCCTAATTTGAAATTTTGGTCTAGGAAATTTTTTTCAATATGGGGAGGAATATCTAGCCAGTTTTCAGAGTCATAGTAAGTTCGTTGTTTGGTATCCCTCGTTGAGGCTTCACGAGCTTCACGAGTAACTGCATCATTAATTTTATTAGTCATTAGTTTCTATCCTTTATCACGCACGTTTAGTTTCAATAGTTGTATAATTGCCGTTAAGGTTATCTACCTTATGTTTTTCTGCGGCGTACCTGTCAAGTGGAATCCCCCATTTCTTAGCAAGGTCAACATCTTTTTGAGTTAACTTGACCTTATTACCTTTGGGAGAGGATTTACGTGATGTTCCTGCTACCACTTGAGACGGTTTTTTCGCATCCGTCCCACGATTAAATTTATTAGGTAGTTCTGCTTTAAGCAGCCTATCTATTTCATTATAAAACTCTTTTGTCTGTGGATCATAGCCTTCATTCTTTAATTTTTGATCCAAAGCTAAAGCAACAGTAGTTGCAACTTCATCTTGTCCAAACCAACTAGAATTATTTTCAAACCATTCTGAAGCAAAAGGGTCTAATTTTCTTTGTGCTTGAGGCTGAGTTTGTTGTTGTTGTTGTTGGTGTTGTGCTGGACGTTGCTCTTCTTGATATGTTTGATACTCTTCTAATTCTTTTGTATATTTTGATTCTTCTTGTTCCTGCGCAGCCTCTAGCTGGGCCTTACGAGCTTGAATAATTTTAAGATCAGTCTTTGCATCATTTAAAACATTCTGTGCTTCTAGTAATTTTTCTTTTTCACCGTCATCATAGGCACGAAGATAGTTTGATTCTGCCATTCTGATTCGTTCATTTAATTCATTTTCACGAGAATATAAAGAAGAAATCTCATATGACTTTGTTGTTTGCTGTGTCTTAATAAGTTCTGAACGAAGTTTATTTAGTTCAGAAGACATAGCCTCAAGTTGAGCTTCACGTTCCTTACGTTGTTGAACAAGTTGACGAATACGTTTTTCTGCACCCTTACTGTTAATACCTTCTAGTTCTGAAATTTGTTCCTTTTCAGAAACCTCTTGTACACTTTCACTATTATCTTGTTCGTCATCTTCCGAAACAATCTCATAATTAGATTCATTATCTACATTAGTTTTTGTTTCTACCTTTTCAGTATTTTCAACCTCATCTTCTAAATCATAAGATACTTCTGGTTCTTTAGCTGCGGCAGCTTCCTTCGGATCAATACTGGTCCAACCACCGTTATCATTTTCTGTTGACATAAGTCACTCCTTTTATACGTAGGCAACGATACTACGAGTTACGCTGCATTAGCTGAAAGATTAAACATAATGTCTAAACTCTCTGGGCTTTCAACTTTCATGATTACTTGGTCATCAAAAATAAGTAGAAGGCGAACACCCTTATACATAAACTTATGACCTACATGCCGACCATATGCAATATAATCTCCCTCTTTACACCAAGGACCATTAGGAAACTTATTTTCATCTTGATAAGCACTTTGTCCTACAGCTAAGACTTTACCCACTGTAGTAAGGTATTTTACATCTTCTTGAAATTGATCAGGAAGAAGAATGCCGCCTTTAGTTTCCTTACGAATTGAAACAGGGCGAATGAGAATATGGTATCCAGGAAGTTCTGGAAGTGGATCAGGATCAGGTACTAGCTTTTCCGTAATCCAATCATCATTCTTAACGGCTCCACTATATTTAACGTTCTGCATCTTCTAGTTCATCCTTTAAATATTTATGTTTAAGATCATCAACAATTCCAATTAAAGTACTGATACCATCATATACTCCAATTAGATAACGATAGTCATCGTATGATGAACAAGAGCCAGATGCAAGGTTATTTTTAACATTTTCTAAAGCAGTATCTAATTCTTTTTCAATATAAAAAGAATCAATTAGTTGACTAGGTTTCATTACTTTTTCTTTTTAGGTTTTCCCTTAGAAGCCTTACCTTGTTGTGGGGCAGTTTCTGAAAACCATTTGTTTCCACCCTTGCCACCAGCTTGCCATTCTTGTTTAATTGCAGCCATTTTATTTTTTCCTTTTTTTCTGTACGTTTCTTGCTTCACTCAAAGCAATAGCCATTGCTTGTTTTTTAGATTTTACTTTTGGTCCTTTCTTTGAACCAGAATGTAATTTACCAGCCTTATACTCACGCATAACCTTAGAGATTTTCTTTTTTCCTGGCTTGGTAATTTGTTGAGAAATATTTGATCTAGAAATTGCCATTTATTTATTTTTCCCTAGACGGTTTTGTCCACTTGAAGATTCATATTTTGCAATAATAGGATATATTTTATTCCAATCTTTTTTCTCCTCAGTAGATAATTTTTTATACTCAGGGTCTGCTTCTACTTTTGATTTTGTAGCCCAATGTTTTAATCCGTATTTGTCATATATTCCTTTTCCAAAAGCCTTGTTAATATCATCATTATTAATGAGTAATTCTCTTCGT